GGTTTGGGTTTATGACAAATGATGAGTTTGTAATATCAACAAGTGGTGTTGATAGATTCAAAATTCTCAGTAGTGGATACGTTGGTATAGGAACAACGACTCCAGGTGCACCTTTACAAATAGCATCAAGTGGTAGTGCTAACCCGTTTACTAATGGTCTTTTGGTGTATAATAATTCTACTAGCTCGAACCAGGATTCTATAATAACACTTCGAGTAGGTGGTAGTAGCGCCGGAGATCCTTTTATATCATTTGATGTTGCAGGTGAAGCTGGTTGGGCATTTGGTATGGATAATAGTGATTTTAATAAAATAAAATGGTCCTCAAACGCCGGTAATTTAACGACTACAAAAATGACATTAGATACGTCGGGAAATTTGGGTATAGGAACAACAAGTCCAAGTTATAAACTTGATGTTAACGGTAGTATGCATATAGGAAGTGCTTTATATGTTGGCGCTCCTTCCCCATCCGCTGGGACGAGTGGACAAGTACTTACATCAAGTGGTGGGGGTGCAATGTCATGGACAACCGTAAGTAGTCCTTGGACAACTTCGGGTTCAGACATAATCTATAACACGGGTAATGTTACAATTGGTAGTAATATTACACATGATGGTGATCCAGATACATACTTTGGGTTTCCAGGTGATAATCAGTTTGTAATTAGGACAGGTGGAATCGACAGACTGAATATAGATAATACTGGTATTCTTACTATTCCTGATTATATCCGACATTCAAGTGATACAGATACAAGGTTTGGGTTTCCATCAAATGATACGTTTGTAATAAACACATCTGGTATTAATAGATTCAAAATTACCAATTCTGGTAATGTCGGTATAGGACAATCAAGTCCAGGTTATAAACTCGATGTTTTCGGTACTGTTAACTTTACGGGTGTTTTAACAGTTGGTACTACTGCGTCTTCAGGTACATCTGGACAAGTACTTACATCAGGTGGTTCGTCGTCTCCACCGTCTTGGACAACGGTAAGTAGTGGTGGTTCAAGTCCTTGGGCAACATCGGGTTCAGACATAATCTATAACACGGGTAATGTTATAATTGGTAGTTATATTACACATGATGGTGATTCAGATACAAAGTTTGGGTTTCCATCAAATGATACCTTTACAATTACAACAAGTAATACAGAAAGATTCAGAATTAATTCGAGTGGTGAGGTATCAATAGGCGATGATAATGATATAGGTTCGGGACATAAAATGACCGTAGTTGATGGTTCGACTTCAAACGATGGTAGTTATGCGGATTTAGTCATAACAAATCAAAGTGAGCACAATAACGCGAGACTACTTTTAGGTACACCACATCAAACCACCTCAAGTTCTGCTTTTAAAGCAGCTATAATAGCCGATGGTGCTGGTACTTATAGTCGTAATGATTTACACTTTTGTTTGGAAAATTCAACTGATAATACGGCGAATGCAGATCTATCAGACTCTAAAATGGTGATAAAATATGACACGGGGAATGTGGGTATAGGAACAACGAGTCCAAGTTATAAACTTGATGTTAACGGTACTATGAATGTAACAAGTGGTTTACGTGCAAATGGTTCTACAGGCTCGAGTGGACAAGTACTTACATCAAGTGGTGGGGGTGCAATGTCATGGACAACCGTAAGTAGTGGTGGTTCAAGTCCTTGGACAACTTCGGGTTCAGATATTTATAGAAGCTCTGGGAAGGTCGGTATAGGAACATCATCACCAGTAAGATATTTGGACGTAGCTGGATCACTCAGTGCCTCATCAGGTGGTATACTGATTCGAAATGGAGATACCAATACTGCTTCGATTAATGCACCACAAATAACGTTTGGTTGGAACGGAAACGATCAGTATAAACATTTCATACGTACGAGACACAATAGTGGTTCTGCTGATAACTCGATTGATTTTTACGTGTGTAATGGTACATCAAATAACTCACTCACATCTGGTGTTACTCATAACCTCACGTTAGAATCTGGGAATGTTGGTATAGGAACAACAAGTCCGAGTTATAAACTTGATGTTAACGGTACTATGAATGTAACAAGTGGTTTACGTGCAAATGGTTCTACAGGCTCGAGTGGACAAGTACTTACATCAAGTGGTGGGGGTGCAATGTCATGGACAACCGTAAGTAGTGGTGGTTCAAGTCCTTGGACAACTTCGGGTTCAGACATAATCTATAACACGGGTAATGTTATAATTGGTAGTTATATTACACATGATGGTGATTCAGATACATACTTTGGGTTTCCAGGTTCTAATCAGTTTGTACTTAGGACGGGTGGAATCGACAGACTGAACATAGATAGTAGTGGTAGACTTACTGTCCCTACTTATATTACACATACAGGTGATACAGATACATTCTTTGGGTTTCCATCAGGTGATACTTTTAAGATTACGACAGGTGGTACCGATAGATTAAGAATTACCAATTCTGGTAATGTTGGTATAGGAACAGCATCACCATCTCATACACTCCATGTTGTGGGTGATATATATGCATCTGGAAATGTTACTGCATATTCCGATGTGAGAGATAAGAAAAATCTTAAAACTATAGAAGACCCAGTTTCTAAAATAGAAAAAATAAATGGATACACGTATGAAAAAGATGGTATAGCATACACGGGTTTAGTTGCTCAGGAATTACTCGAAGTATTACCGGAAGCTGTATCTGGTTCAGAAAAATCAGGGTATGGTATAGCGTATGGGAACATTGCAGGTATGTTTGTAGAAGCTATAAAAGAACTTAACTCTAAAATAAAAGAACTTGAAAATAAATTAAATCAAATCGTCTAAAAAAAAGCAGTATACAGATTTCACAGAAGATATATAAAAAAATAAAACCTTAGTATAATATAAAATATGTCTGGAGGTATTGCCCAACTCGTTGCCGTAGGTGCCCAAGATGCGCATCTCGTCGGCCAACCTGAAGTTTCTTTTTTCAGGTCCAACTATAAACGTCACACAAATTTCGCCCAAACTGTTGAGAGACAGGTTATCCAGGGCAACCCAACCGCGAATGGTATGTCGACCGTCAGGTTTGAAAGAAAAGGCGACATGGTCGGGTATGTCTATATCGCTCCAACTAAAGCGAGTAAAGCTCATAAACTTCTACCAGCCAACTGGGTCAACGCAATTTCCAAAGTTGAACTTCTCATTGGTGGACAAGTCATTGACGAACAAACATCTGAATTCTCGCAATACATTGCGCCATCTGTATTAGCACAAAACTTAACTAAATCTACTTCCGGGTTTGCTGTGTCATCTGAAAGTAAGTTTTACCCACTCAGGTTTTCGTTTTGTGAAAATTCTCAAACCGCCATCCCATTGGTCGCTCTTCAATACCACGATGTGGAATTGAGAATTACGTGGGGTACCAATCTCGATGGGGCTACATATGAAGTCTACAGTCAATTCATCCACCTTGACACAGACGAACGTACCGCTTTGTCTTCCACACCACAAAACATGCTTATTACGCAAACACAAAAAGCTATCGCCTCCGGTTCCAAGACCCAGGAACTCAATTTTAACCACCCAATTAAGTGTTTGGTAGCTGCAGATGGGAGTGCTCTCGCTATTGCGGATGACGCAAATAAAATGAAACTCCAAATCAATGGTACAGATGTTGCCGATTTCAAATATGTTGATCCAAACTACACCGCGGTCACTTCGTATTACCACACCACATCTTCGAAAGATGCTAGTGCATCCGGTGAAAATGACAGGTTCTTCTTGTACCCATTCTGTCTCGACACGTCCAAGGTTCAACCAACGGGTTCGCTCAACTTTAGTAGACTCGATTCGGCGAGACTTGTTAACGATACCGCCAACTCGGACGATGATATCTACGCCGTCAACTACAACATCCTCCGTATCGAAAATGGTATGGGTGGTTTGATGTATTCTAACTAATTTAATTTATCCATTTATTATAAATGTTTTGGCAATTAATTTTTCTCTTAGCATTTATCTTTGTTATAACGTATGACCCAAAATCAGGTACTTTAGATCATTTAGTTGGTAAAAAACCAGAAAAACCTCCCCAAAATGCGGAGTGTAAAGAAGGACATTACCAGGAAATACAATTTGGAAAAATGGGGTACCCGTGTCCAACTGAAAAGAAAACGCACATGGGTGCGATTATAGGAACTTAAAAAATTAGCTCGTAATTTTATATATAAAATGTTTACATTCGATCGCGATACCGCGACTATAGTTGCCGTGCTCATGTGTATTGTTGCCACAATGTACATGTACAGAGAACTCAATAAAACGAAATCAGAAATGGATAATGTTAAAGGATTTTACGGAAACCTCATGACACATTTATCCAGACCACCACCAAAAGTGAAATCTATACCAGATGTAGAAACCGAAAAAGAGGAAGTTTTAGAAACCCAAGTTGATGATGATGATGAAGAATCTTCAGAATAATCATCTTATTCAATTATAACTTGCAAATAAGCAATGAAAAAATATAAAGCAATTGCAGTCCCCGTCACTTTTATAGGTGATAAACCACGATTTCTCACTGTCCGGGATCGAAGATTCAAAGATTGGATTTTCGTCACCGGAGGGTGCAGGCGAAGGGAGATTCCAAATCCCATTAGATGTGCTTTGAGAGAACTCGAAGAAGAAACCAGAGGAGTTATTTCTTTGAAAAAAGGTGAATATACAGAATTTAAATTTGTAGTAACAGAAAGTCCAGGAGTGGAACTTGAATATAACGTTTACGTGTTTTTCGTAAACTATACCATACAGGAACAGGCTGAACTTATACGTAAGTTTAACGATGAAAAACAGAAAATGAATCTCCGTAAGATTCAGAAACAGCCCATCAAGAGAACACACGATGAAAATGATTTCATGAATTTTGAAACGCTTTCAGAGTTCAGTACTAAAAAACAATGGGATCGTATTGTTAAGAACGTACTTAACAATCCAGAATTTTACGCGTGTGTAACTTCTCTCGATAGAAAAACCTTCTCTATTAAATAATGAAGTCTAAGAACTACATTTTATCCCAAATACGTGAGCTTCTCATTGAAAGGCACGCGTATACACCAGAAAGAGCGGAAAGGTACGTTGAATTACATAAAGAGGATAAAGTTTATGAACTCCTCGTTTTAAAGAAAAATTTATCAGAAGAAGAAAATTATCCAGAAGTCTCATATAGACGCTCTATTTGGCGTCACGAGTATGAAGATGAATAAACAGTATAAAAAGATAAATAGATTAATAGGTAAGTATGTTTAAACGTTGGTGTAAAGACCAAGGTTTTGCTAATAACTCCGATTTATCACATGTGCTCATGGACGGTGGTGTCCTCTCCGTGCCATTTGATAAATTGAACGACTTTTACGAAAAATGTGTAGAAGTATATAACTCCGGTGAAAAGATATTTGTCGTTGAACAGAAAACGGAAAATTACAACTTTTTCATGGATCTTGATTATAAAGATGACGAAGAAATGTCATTTGAACAGATTAAGAGTGTATGTAAAGTGATATGTGACAAGGTCTCAAAATTTGGTGGTAAAGACGCTTTGATATCTGTCGCTGAACCTAAACCCGTAGACACACTCATAAAAACAGGTATACATATAAACTGGCCAGGTTTTGTTGTAAACAGGTCATCTGCATTGGGTATTAGAGATCATGTTATAAATACGTTAAACTTAGCGTACGGATCACGTGATTGGAAGGATATTGTTGATATTTCGGTATATGGTAATAATTCACGTAATACGAAAGGAAGTGGGTTCCGTATGCCGTGGTCACATAAAAAGGGAAAACACGAAGCGTGTGCCGGTCAGGGGTGTGAGTTATGTAATAATACAGGTAAAGAAACACAAAGTGAATATTTACCCATATTTATATACAAGCACGGTCCTTCATCTACATTACAAAAGACTGAACAAAAACCATCCGTTGATATATTACATATGGCAACGTTACGTACGCAAAGTGTGGAACCGGTTATTATAGAAGGAACTCACAAAGAAGCTACATTTACAACATTACAAACTAAAAACGAGTTCAAGGACCAAGAGGCTCTTTTACTCGTCGAAGCATTTGTTCGTAAAAATGTAGAAGGACAAACTACTGCATCAATCACTAAAATGTTTAAATATAACAAACAGTTTCTAGTCTCGACAAATTCTAAATATTGTGAAAATAAAAGGTGTAATCACAATTCCAATCACGTATGGTTTCATATAATAGGTGATACTATAGCACAGAAGTGTTTTTCGACTACTAATGTACTAAGACGATATGGATTTTGTAAAGATTTTTCGGGAAGGAGGCATCAACTCAGTAAAAAAATAACAGATATTCTTTACGAAGATGGTAAAGTTGAGACATACACACCAAAAAAGAAAGTTGATGTAGAACCAGAACAGAACTTACTCGAAAGATTTATAAAAAAGTATATCGTTAAAAAAGAAACGTTCGTCATAGAATCACTCAAACGTGAAGGTGTTAAGAAATATACTGTAAACACAAAGGAAATATGTGACACGTGTAAAGAGACTATTTCATTCAGTATACTTAAGAGTCATATACAACAGGTGTGTAAATGTAAATGTCGTGCACATAATCTTACAGATAAAATTGTTAGTACTTTATAGAATGTTAGCTGTAATATTAATTGCACTCGTTGTATATTTGGCATCATCTTTAATAAAAAAAGATACAGGTACAAAACATATAACTAAACTCATACGTGAAACTTTACCGTACTCGGGATTAAATGAAGTTTTATACAAGGAGTTTTTAGCCAATATAAACATGGCTATAGAATATAAATCACATACAGAAGTTTCAGAAAAGTTATTAAATCGTGCACTCGAAAACTTAAGAGAACTTGCATTATACACCGTTTCTACCGATACGAGTGTTATAGAAGAAATAGACACGTTAGCCAACAGTATAAACGCTGAATTTAGCCTTGTTTTAATAAATGAAACTATTAACGATGCGTAATGTATTTAAAAGAATAAACATACATTACTTTATAATGACAAAAACAATTGTTTCTACGCGTACACGTTCAGGGAGAGTCTCAAAGGTTCCAGAACGCTTAGACCCACTCGAAGATCTCCCAGAAGACGATTTTTCTGATGATGATTATGAAACTGAATCGGAAATAGAAAGTGATATTGATCTTCTTCAGACAGATGATGAGGATGATTTTGAAGAGGATGATAGTGATATGGACGAAAATGGTAATTTAAAAGGGTTTATTGTCGACGAAGAAGAGGAAGAAGAAGACGATGAGTAATATAGAGCTTAAAAAAATAGGTTTACATTTTATAAATGGAAGCTGAAGTCGGTACACCTATAAACTATAATCCGGATGATTTTATGAATAAAGAAGAAGATCATCAACCAGATGAACAAAAACCAGAACCGGAAAATAACGAACAATATTATTTTCCGCCACCGCAACCGTATTACGAACCGTACCCACAACCAACACAAAAGGAAGATATATTCACGAATTTAGATAAAACGGCGTATATCATTATATTTGTATCCTTTATTTTAGGTTTTTTTATGGGTAAAACTATGCAACCGGTCATTCTTAGACCCGGATAGGTTTACCTCTAACCCACAAATGTTCAGACGACGTTTGTTGTCCTTCAAAATCACCGATGGGACCAATTTTAGATCCAGTAAAATATGCACGACTTACAACGAGTGGGTCTTTTAGTATATCTTGTGCGACATCAGACGCACTCACATTTTCAGTACCCGATTTACTTTTTCGATCTTCATACAATCGTAAAAATAAACCGACCATGGCTAAAACAATAATTATGGTGATTATATTTAGTATAATACTCAACATTCTTACATTTATATAACAAATTTATTTAGATTCTACCTCTTCACCTTCCTCGACTTCCCCTTCACCCTTGGTATCCTGGGCTTCTGTAGACGACTCAGACTTTTCCTTTTCAAACTTTTGCATTGCTTCAACTGAATTGAACCCCTTCTCAGTCGCCTCTTTTTCAAGAGCTACTTTTGCCTCAGCTTCACGTTTTTCCTTTCTTTCCTCGATTTCCTTAGCAACCATGGCGTCTGCTTCTTTAACAAGTTCCTCCATTGGTGTATCCGGTTTTTCCTTTTGGAGACGTTCGAGAACTTCAGCTGGATGGCTAATTGGTGGTTCATCGGGTTTCGTATAATACTTCGAGTTTTCATCACCTGGTTTCGTAAAAGTTGAGGCACTTTCGACCATATCACGTTTACGTTCCGCGAACATGTGTGCCGCTTGTGCTTGATTTTCTTTGTATCCCGAC